ATGAGTACCAAGCTGCGCGTGACGCTTCCCGGCTCTGAGGGGTCAGGCAATGCGCGCGCCGCCCTGGTCGTTCTGGAACGATTCCTGGAGATGCTCGGCTTCCTCGAGGATAGTGAGATCAAAAAGCCCGCCGCTCGGGCTGACGACCGCAGCACGTGGGGTATCACAGCGATCGAGCTGGGCAGCTTGGTAACCACGTTGGAACCCAACCAGATCCGGAGCGGATCGACCGTGGCGACCCTTGACCGGGTCGCTGGTGCCGCTATCGAAGGGTTCGCCGACGCGGAGCAACAGGAAGGGCTGCCCAGGGGGTGGGACGGTAAGACCGCGCGGGCTGGCGTGGACCTGGCACGCAAACTTGGCCTGTTGAGCACTAACGGCATGGTCCTTGAGTTACTCGACGGGGACCGGGTGGTCCGTGACGTCATCGTGACTCGTCAGGCCGCCGATCATCTCAGCGTCGCGCTTGAACAACGTCAGCACTCTATTGGCTCGCTGATCGGCAGGCTCGACGCTATCTCCGTGCATCGTGGTCTCGAGGCGGGGCTGTGGCACGAGCGGACCGGTAAGCGGGTAAAGGTGGCGTTCAGCAAGGCGCAGACCGAAGAGGTCACTTCGGCGCTCGGCAAACGTGTTGAGGTAGCCGGAAGCATTGCCCGCACTGTCGACGGTGAGGCGGTCGACATTCGGATGCGGTCGGTGGAGGTTCTAGCCGAGGGGCGTCCGCCGGTGGCCGGCCTGGTCGGGTTGGATCCAGACTTTACGGGCGGGATGGAGCCGAAGGACTATCTCAGGGAGATCCGTGGTGCGTCCTGAGAATCCTTCCTCGGTGTACCTCGACACGAACGCCTTGGTTTATGCCATCACGAACAAACCGAAGGGTAAGCCGGTTGACGAGATCCTGAGGCTTGCCGAGGCGGGCAAGCTCACGGTGTACATCTCTACCCTGTCCTACGTTGAGGTTCGCGGCTTCAGCAACAGCGATCCCTACCCACCGGAGCAAGACCAGAAATGTATCGCCCTGCTCGACAGGGCGCATCTGGTCAAAGTCGAGTTCGCTCGGCGGACCGCTCTTCGCGCACGCCACTTCGCTTACCAGTACCGATTGAAGAACTTTGACGCGGTACACCTGGCCAGCGCGAAGGAAGCCGATGCCGAGGTGTTCATGTCGGCTGACGCGGACTTCGGCAAGGGGCGGTTCATCGAGGGCATCTGGATTGATGATGTGTACGAGCTGGGAGGCCCGAACCTGTTCGGGCACCTGTGACGCGAATGGTCCGTTGGTGGTGGTGCCCCCGAGTCACCACCACCGGCGGGTATGGCTGGTTCGGCAGGACTACTGCCGCCGGGCGGCCGGCGCCTCATACCGGGGCGCGGCCGGCGTGCCCAGCAGGACACCCAGCCACGGCCACCGTGCCTCGGCCACCCGGACGAGGGCGTAGTAGCCGGCCATCGCCAGCGCGACCACGCCCGCAGTGAGGGCGGTGCCCGAGTCGGCGTCGAGCACGACCCCCGCCTCAGACGCCAGCCACGCGAGCAGGGCGCCGACGGCGGCGGGGACGGCGGTGCGGATCAGTGAGATCAGGTAGTCGTGCGTCATCGGGGTGCCTCCTTGGGTAGGGCTGTGCGTCTGCCAACGGTGGCAATGTCTCGTTCAGGCATGTTTTTCGTGTTTATGTCTTGATGGGGTTGGTGTCGGTTTAGCTCGGGTTGGTTGCTACCGCCTGCCTGGTAGCCGAGGAACACCACCCCGGGGTCCTGCCCTCCGGGGTTGGTGGTTGTCGTCCGTGACGGGGAAGGACACCGATACCGCGATGAACGATCAGCACCACGAACACGAACCAGATAGGTCCGGTGGACGCCGAGCGAGGTCACGATGGTGGGCCGCTGGGCTGGCCGGGATGACCGGCCTGGCCCTGACCGCCGCCGGCGTCACCGCCGGCCCGGCTGTTGACGCTGTCGCACACACCCTCACCAGCACCGGGTCCGAGAGGCCACACGGGTCCTCCGCCGACGGCGACCGCGGCAAACACGATGACGGCAAGCACGACGACAAAGGCAAGGACGACAAGGGCAGGGGGGAGAAGGGGAAGAAACCGAAGGGCGTCCCCGTCCCGTGTAAGGCGGACGCCCTGATCGCCGCGATCACTCTCGCCAACGCCCGTGGCGGCGCGATCCTCGACCTCGCCCCAAAGTGCACCTACCTACTTACCGCCGACATCGACGGCGCCGGCCTGCCCGCGATCACCACCCCGATCACGCTCAACGGCGGCAAACACACCACCATCAAACGCGCCGCCGCCGCCGAACAATTCAGAATCCTCACCGTCAACGCCGGCGGCGACCTCACCCTCAACCACCTGAAAATCACCGGCGGACACACCACCGACAACGGCGGCGGAATCCTCGTCAACGCCGGCGGAGCACTTACCACCAACCACAGCACCATCACCCGCAACATTGCCAGCGGAAACGGCGGCGGCATTTTGAACGTCGGCAGTGCGATCGTAAGCAACTCCGCCGTAACCCACAACATCGCGCAAATCGATGGTGGCGGCATTAACAGTCAAACGCAGATCAAAATATTTGACTCATTCATCGCCCACAACCGAACCGTAATCAACAGTGGCGGCGGCGCCGTAATATTTGGAAGTGCCGTCATCAACAAAAGCGAGATCACAGGAAACCGCGCGGGAAACGCCGGCGGTGGCATCGCATCCGCATCTGCGACCATCTTGGTCGTGAAATCCAATATTGTCGACAATACCAGCGTCAACAACGGAGGTGGAATCTCTACTCCCACCGGGACGCAGCTCGCGCTGAGGCACGTCTTTGTCGCGAGGAACCATGCCGGCGGTAGTGGCGGCGGGGTCTTCGTGAACCTCAACAATCACGTCATAATCGAGGACAGCGCAATCGAGAGGAACAGCGCCACAGGCAACGGCGGAGGCCTCAACAATATTAGTACGTCGATACTGCGACGTACAAAGGTAACAGGAAACCAGGCTGAGGAGGGAGGTGGTATCTACAACGCGGCCACCGGCACAGCCGCACTCGTCTCCACCAAGGTCGTCAAGAACATCGCTGTCACCGACGGCGGCGGTATCTTCAACCAAGCGGGTGGCACGGTCGAGTTGAACACCGCCACCGGCACCATCGTGGTCAAGAACCGGCCGGACAACTGCTCCGGCGACGTTCCTGGCTGCGTCGGATAGCAGTCCGAGTACGCCGGATCCACGAGGGGTTCCGTTCACGCCGCTTGACGGTGAGGGCGGGACCCTCCGCCCTTTCCACGTGGTCAGTGCTCGGGCTTGTCGGCGCCGGTGGCGTGGGCGATCCGGTCCACCTGGTCCTTGATCGAACTCCCGCCGTTGGGGCGTAGCTCCTCCAGGGCGTCCAGGCGCTCCTCGATGCGGCCCACGCGGGTCATGAGCCCGGGGCGGCCGTCGGGTAGGCCGGGGCGGGGTGGTTCGCCGAGCATGTCGTCGACGAGCCGGGACACCTTGCGGCTGGTGGTCAGCGTGCCGCGGCCGGCGCGGCGGAGCACCTCTGCGGCGGCGCCGACGGCGGCGATCACCGCCGAGATGTAGAGCAGTGTCTCCACCGCGGACTCCTGACGTGCGGCTAGGTGATCGGGTTGCGGTAGGCGGCGTCCCACGTCTTGCGGCCCAGCAGCCCGTCTCTGCTCAGGCCCTGATCTGCTTGGAACGCTGTGATCAACTCCCGGTACTCCGGCCCGTACAGGCCATCTGCGCCGCTCTTGCGTAGGTACCGGCGGCCCTTCCCGGCAGGCCAGCCCCGACGGACCAACTGTTTGGTCCAGGCGGCCAACCACTGCTGGTCGGTCCTGCCTGCGAATCGGCGGCGGTAGTAGCCGGACACCGACCTGTTCCCGGCCTGGCGTGGGCCGAAGTAGTGCCCAGCCGGGAGCGGGAACGCCACTGCGGGCCCAGGAGCCGGCCGTGGCAGCACCGGTGCCGGAGCGCCCAGAGTGTCCAGCCGCCAGTCCGTCCCCCGTACCGTGTCGGCGGCCTGGGTGAACTCCGACGTCACATGGCAGTGGGTTGTGTGCCGGTTCGAGCCGGTGTAGGTATGCGTGGCGAAGCCGTGGCGGCGGTGCCAGATCCGGCCGTTGAAGATGATGTACCGCACCCACCACAGATCGTTAGAGCGGGCAAGCTTCACCCACAGCTGCACGACGTGTTCCATCGTGATCCCGTTCGGGTCGTTCAGATCGGCGTCGAAGTCCCGGGCGCGTACCTCGTCGCGGCTGTCGCCGTCGCGGTACTCCGGCCGGCCGGTTCGGTCCGGGTTGTGGCTTGACGGGTAGCGCTGATGGGCGGTGTTGCCGATCGAGCCGTCCGATCTGGTGTCCCGCTTGGGGAACCGCCGGTTGAGCTGATCGCGAGCTTCATCCAAGTTCGGAACCATCATCCACGCCATCGATGTTCACCTCCACAACTGGCCAGTCGGTCTGCTCAGGGTCGAGCCATGGATCCGGAATCTGGATCCCGATGTGCTGCTCCGGGCTCTCGTCGGGTGTTGGATGGGGGTTGGTGGGCATGGGTGTCTCCCTGGTGTCGGGTGTGGTGGTCACAGGACGGCGATCCACTGGACCGGCACGTCGGTCCAGGTGCTGGGCGTCGACGAGCCGTCCCCGCGGTAGAGGAACAGGGTGAATTGCGTGGTGCTGATGCTGATCGGCCTGGACTCCCAGCGGCTGGTGGTGCCCGACCCGGAAGCGATCTGCGTTGTCACGTGCGGGCGGTCCGCGAACGGCTGGTCGAAAACGACGGTCTGTGTGTGGGAGGTTTCGTCCACGAAGGACACCTCGACCTCGCCGGACTCCCGCTCTCCGAGCCGGGCCGGGGTGAGGTACATCCCGGATTGCCAGTGCGTCATGCTGTCCTCCTCCTCATAGGGGCACTACCGCCGGGTCCCATACCTGCACCGAGGTGCCGTCCGGCCACGCCCGGCTTACGCCGTTGACGGCCCGCGCGGACAGGGTCACCGTCTGCGTAAGCCCGGTTCCGGTGATGCCGGTTGCTGTCACGCGCTCCCCACCGCCGACCACCAGATCCATGGGGAAATCCGCTGGATCCGTTGTCCAGGCGCCGTTTCCGGCGGTCGAGGTCATCGTCAGCGTCAGTGCGGTATCGGACACGGCCGCGATGGTGGAGCTGCCCGCCGCGACTCGCTGCGGGCCGTCGACGACGGCGACGTCCCACCGGTCCGCCGGCTCGGTGGCCAGCTCGACCGTCCACCAGCGTCGGCCGGTGATCGTCTCGCGTGCGTGCACGAGGGTCTGGTCGATCGTGTCGGTTGTCGCCGCATCGGGGGCGTTGATCACCTGTACTCGGGAGCCGGGCTGGCAGGTCACCCAGTTCGCGGTCAGTGCACGGCCCGCCTGAGTGTGTAGCGGCACAGTGAGCTGCGGGTAGCGGACGCCGGGACCGCCGTACAGCCACAGCCGCCATCCGGCGTGATCACGTAAGGAGTCGTCGTCTGGTAGCGACACCTGAGCGGATCCCTCGACGACACCGGTCCCGGCGGTCACTGAGGAGCCGCCGGAGCGGGAGACAGTCCATCGGTCCCGGTACCGCTGGTCGTCGTCCACCGGGGCGAGGTCCCCGCCGAGCTGCCGCGCCGCCGCATCGACGGTCAGAGTGGGTGGAGCGTTGTATCGGTGCGACCGAGGCAGGTACGCCAGACCGTGTCCCGACTCGTAGATCAGCCCGAGATCGGAGTTTTCGCACTGCGCCAGCAGGTCCGGCAGTGTCCCGTCCGGCTGCACGCCCATCGGAGTCGCGCCGTCATTAGGCACAACCGGAGCCGACAGGATGATCCCGTCCTCGGCGCATAGGCGGGCCAGCCGCGAATGTGCGTACTCCCCAGGGCTGGCACGTAAACGTTCGAACGGCAGTGGTTCGGCTGCGCTGTGGTCCCACACCCGCACATGACCGACGATGAACCGCTCATTTGGGCTGAACACGAACCCGTCGGGGTTCAGCGCGCACGTGGCTACTCGCGCCAGCGAGCCAGCGGCGAACGTACGGTCGTAATAGGTGCTGCCGAACCGGACTTCTACGTCGATGTTCCCGCCAATCTGAAAGGCAGAAATCACCAGATCGGCCGGGCCGGCAAAATTTGTGGCCGCACCCCACACGACGGTCGCCACCCCGGCCGGGGTGTAGGCAACGAGATAGGTGCCATCGGCGCCGCCGCGATCCTGGACCAGGTCCCAGCGGTCGAATGTGCCGCCAGGGGTTGTCCACCGCAGCAATGTGACGTCGTCGTCGTTGCCATCGGAGGATTGCCAGAATGCCTGCACCGACCACGCAACCGGGTTGCTGGTGCCAGCCGGCACACGGCCGAACAGGGAGCCGCCGGCGACCAGCGACGGTAGGGGTTTCGTGCCGAAACGGCGAGTGCCACCGGTAGACAGGTTTACGTCCCCGGCGCCGAAGGCCGCGTCGTGGGCCAGCATCGGTGGGACCCCGAGGATGGCGGATGCCGCCTGTGTTGCGTCGGCCTCGTCCTCGCACGGCCAGTAGGCGAGCAACCCGTCACTCGCGCCGGTCACTGTCCGGCTGATCGGCGATCGAGATGGCGGGGAACCACGTCCCAGTCGCCCGAGTATGCCCACCGACTCGATACGCGTCACCGCGAGCTTGCCGGAGCGGCCCGGCCAGGTCACCGGCCAGGCCCGGATGGTGCCGGAGTGCCGGTTACGCCATCCGGCCCCGTCGCCAAGGTCGACATCGACCCCCAGCGGCACGGCCCACTTGCGCACGTGCGGCCAGTACGGGGACATGGCATTGCCGGAGGTAAAGCGGCCGTCTGTGTTTCGTAGCGTCAGCGCGCATGTGGACGACTCCGGTCGGGTGGCGCCGGACTGGCGGCCCCACTCCAGTTCGATCGGATTTGTCGCCCACCAGTAGGGGGTGAGGTCGGTCCACACCCACGTCTCAGGGGCGGCGGTCAGATCAGCGCCGAAAGCGGCGCGGATTCGCACATCGAGCGGATCCCCATCAGCCCAGCCCATACCGTCTCCCTACTGGTTCGTGCCGATGACCTGCTGCACGTTGCCGCCGCGGCCGGCGACCTGCTCCCGTAGCACCAGGACCAGATCCCCGCCGCGAAGCCGGATCTCCCCGGTGAGCGACAGCCGACCCGGTGCGGCCGTAGCCGCTCCGGCCGCGAGCGGCTGGATAGTGGCTCCGCGGTTGAGGTACGCCAGCTCGGGCCCGCGCTCACCGACCACGGCAAGACCCGGCGCGAGAGCAGTACCGCCCTTCGCCAGGTACGGAATGTTCGGGGTGGACAGAGTCGCGCCACCCCACACCTGCCCCAAGCCGGGCACGGAAATCCCGGGAATGCGGAAGGACAGCCGGTTCCACCGGCCGATGATCCAATTCAGGGCGGACTTGAAGGCGGCCTTGAGCCCGTCGAAAAGTCCCCGCGTCGCCCGTCCAACCCGCCCGGGAAGCCCGGCCACCCAACGCAGCCACCCCGAACCCTTATCGACGATCCAGTCGAAGACAGCACGGCCCAGGTCACCGACCTTGCGCCAGGTCCCCGAAAACAACGACCACCACGTCCGGGCCCCCGCAACGAGCATCCCGATCGCCCATTCCCAACCGCCAACGATCCAATTCAGCACCCATTCGGCAGCGGCCTTGATGCCACCCCACGCGGCCTGCCACAGATCCTGGAACCACGTCGTTCTCGTCGCAATCAGCACGATCACGGCGACAAGGCCGACGACCGCGAGGACGATCCATGTGATCGGCGAGGTCCACAGCGCCAGGTTCAGTACCGTCTGCACTGCCGCCCATGCCTTCAGGGCCACGATGATCGTGCCGATCACTCCGGCGAGGATTCCCAGCCCGGTCGCCAGCGGCACCACCCAACCCGAGTTACGGGACAGCCAACCGAACGTGGCCTCAATGTGGGGCACGGCCTGGGCGAGTCTCTCGACCAGCGCGGCCTGGACCTGCCGCTTGAATGCCTCCAGCTTCTGACTGGCGGACGCCTCCAGCGCCGTGCCGGCTTTGTCGCTGGCCCCCGCCACGCCATCGAGGCCATCGCCTACCGCCGACAGGTTGCGCAGGAATTCGGGGATGTCCGCGACGTTGAGATCCTCCAAGGGGGTGCCGAAGAGGGCGATGGCGGCGTTTGCCTGCTCGGTGGGGTCCTTGATCGATAATAGGCCGGTCGCGATCTTCTGGAGAGCGGCGTGTGCGGTGTCACCGCCCGCGAGGACATGGTTGGACATTTTCGCGGCGTTTAGTCCGATGAGGTTGTACGCCTCCACCGAGGACTTCGACATGTCAGTAGCTAAAACGGTGAATTCCTTTAGCGCGTCGGCCGTTTTGTCGATGCCGTACGCGCCCTTCTTGCTAGCACCCACCAGTAGCGCGAATGCCTGTTCCCCGTCGAATCCAAGAGTTCGGAAGAATTGGCTGTACTCGTTACCGACTTCCAGGATGTCCTCGCGCAGCGCCACCGGGACGCGGTCGGATGCGGCGGCGATCAAATCCATCGCGTGGTCGGCGTCCTGCGCCAGCCCCGAACCAATAAGCGTTGACGCGTACTGGGCGGCTGCGGCGACATCGGTACCCCACGCGGACGCGTACGCCTGGACTTTCACGGTCATTCGCTCGATCGCCCCGGCGTCGTCTACCGCCGCCAGATGTGACGAGACAACAGCCTGCGCGGCCTCCATCGCATCCCCCGCGGACTCGCCGAAGCCGCGGGCGTACACCCGTCCGGCGGCGGTGCCGATTGACTGGGCCAGTGCCGGATCGCCCACCCGGGCGGCAAGCTTCGCGCGGGCGGCGTCAAGTTGCAGACCACCGAGCAGGCCGGCGCCGATTCCTGCGGCGAGCGCGGCTCCGAGTACTGGGCCGATCTGCCGCATTTTGCCCTTGGCGCTTTGGAGCCCGCGGTCGAGCTGCCTGTCATCGACCTTGAGGTAGGCGACCAACTCGCCAAGCTTCAGCGCCACCGATCGCCTCCTGTCAGATCATGGACGGTCGCCGTCGGTTCGACGCCCGACGGCTTGCAGCGGATGGACCACGCCGTTACGGTGCAGCGGTTGTCCACCGGATAAGGGGTCTCCGATGCAGCCGCCGACGCAGCCTCAGCCAACTCCGGCGAAGAAGAAAGGCAATCCGATCGTCGCTGCGGTCGGGCTACTCGTGCTCGTCGCGCTGTGCGGAATAGGCGGATTCGCCGTGTTCGGCGGTGGTGCTCAACCACAGGATCCGGTGAGCGATAACCGGGGCATTACCGCCGAAATCATGTGCGAACAGTTCATCGAAAGAGAACTCAAAGCTCCGGCCACGGCAGAATACGCCGATCCGACAACCAGTAAAGACGGGGCGACCTATACAGTAAGCGGCGCGGTTGATTCAGAAAACAGCTTCGGGGCTAAGGTTCGGTCCCAGTACAACTGCATCGTCACGGATTCTGGCGACGACAAATGGACGCTGGTAGATCTGACGCTGTCGGAGTAGCTCACACGGACTCCGAGAACCCAGGTTCAGGTGCGAAGGCTCGGTAGGTGCGGGTGTCGGCGGCGAGTAGGCCGAAGATGCGTGTCTGGAGCCATCGCCAGGACCGCTCCCGCATCAGGGTCCGGTCCTCGACGTCGATGCCGTACACGTCGTGTAGGTCGGCCTCGATGAGCGTCCACTGTGCGAGTAGTTCAGGCCAGCTCACCGCGCCGTCCGGCGACCCCTGCTCCTGTGCCCGGGCGTCGGCCGGGATGTCGTACCACTCGTGGAGGCCGGTGGCGGGGTCGCGTCGGCCTCGGCCGTACGGCTCCCGCCAGTCCGGGCCCGGATCTGCGCCCGACGTGCCTGTCGGTTCGTCGGGCGTGGGGCTTCCGGGCGGCCCCCGGAGGTCCAATATCGTTCGGCGGCTTCTTCTCCGCTGATGATCCAGATGTAGCCGGTCTGGCCGGCAAACTGGATGTACGGGTCGGGGACTTCGTCGGCGGCCATCTGCGGGTAGACGTCGCCGAGGACCCGCTCCGGCAGGCTGAGATCACCCGGCAGCTGCGGCAAGGATTCGATCCGGTCAACAGCGGCCTGGATCTCCTGCTCGCTGCTGGCGTTGTGTACCTCTCCGGTGACCTCGGCCAAGCGGCGGCACCACAGGCCCAGCTCGGCTGAGGGCAACGGCAGCGTGTACTCGCGGCCCTTGACCGTCAGCGTGAGCCCTGGCGACCAGTAGACGTCGAGGTCGTGAAGGCGGGTGCCCATCAGGCGTAGGTGTAGTCGTCGGTGGCCGTGTCCGTGCTGGCCCCGGCTGTGGTGGTGACCTGGACCTGGACGGTACCGGCGAGGCCGGCGGGCGGGATCGCCACAACGTGCGAGTCACTGACGACCGTGAAGCTGACAGCTGGGTTCGCGCCGAAGTCGACCGCGGTCACGTCGGTGACGCCGTTGGGCCGGTAGTGCTGCCCGTAGATGTCCACGACCTGGTCGGATCCGGCCGTTGACCCGGAGGTCGGGAAGATGCTGGTGACCGTCGGGATGAGGGAGCCGGCGGGGTTGGGGATGTCGGTGATCTGGCCCTGCCCTTGGAGCACGATGTCGATGGTTTCGCGGCCCTTGCCGCCGCTGGGTGCCCATGACTTGACGTAGACGCGGCCCTCGTGGGAGTTGCCGTCGTCGAGTCCCACCCGGTTGTACCAGCGGATTCCGAACTCGGCGCCCCCGGCGGAGGTGGTGCGCAGCGCTTTGAACTGGGTGCGGAGGAACGCTTGCACGGCGTCGATGGCGGTGCCGGCGAGGTTGGTCGACCAGGCGATCTTGACTTCGATGCGCCAGGCGTAGCCCGTGACCTCCTCCCGCATCGCCCCGCTGTCGTCGTAGACCTCGTCGTCCTCGGTGCGCAGCTCCTCGAGGAGCTTGACCTCCTCGACGCCCATGAGCTGCTGATACGTGACAGTCGGGTAGGTGGCGGTGTCGATGTCGAGTCGGTGGGTGCGGGCCAGCTCGGTGACCCGGGTGGTCGGGGTGGTCGCCATGACGCGGCCCTGCCTCTCAGTCGGTGCGATTGAGCGTCGGGCGCATCGCCTCGACGTAGTAGTTGCTGGACGACTCCCACCGGCGGTTGGTGTCCTGGCCGAGGGAGGTGTGGTTGCGGCGGGTCACGTCCACGACCTGCACCGTACCGATGGTGGTCCGGCCGAGGCTGTCGAGCAGCTCGTACACGGCGTCGGCGATGTCCTCGACGTCGCGCGGGTCATCGGGTAGTCCCCGGCAGCGCACCTGCACGCCGATCGTGTGGTCGGCCATTCCGGGCAGGTCGTCGCCGAGTGGGTAGGCGGTGAGGGTGATCAGCCGGTCCGGGTGCTGCGGGATGGCGCGGATGACGATGGCCGTCTCACCGGCCGTGTAGGCGCCGGATGTCCGCCAGGTTCCGGCGCCACCAGTGTGGGTTAGCTCGGCGATGCCGGTCAGGAGTCGGGAGGTCCAGCCGTCACCGAGTGCCATGTCATCCCTTCAGGGGCTTGTGCGTTGCGTGGGCGATGAGGGCGAGCATCACGTCCCGCTCCGTTGTCATCGGTTGCTCCAGGTACTTGGCTTGGCGGCCGTCGTCGTGCCGCAGGGTGAGGTCCTCGTGCTGCCGGATGGCGTATGGCCTGTCGTAGGACACGGCGACGGTGCCGGAGCCGGGGTCGCTGGATACCTCGCCGGAGCGTTCCAGGTCGCCTTCCTCGTGTGGGACGAGGGTTGAGGACTCCTGGAGTAGGTGTTCGGCGGCCACCTCCAGGCCGTCCATGCCCGCGTCGGACAGCGCGGCGAGCACCCTGTCTCCGTCCCATTCCAGCCGGTGATCGTCGGCCATCGGCTACTCCAGGTTCAGCTCGACGTGCTCCGGTAGGGGGAGGCCGTGTGCGGAGATGTCCGACCGGGCCAGCACCCGCGACGTGCGCCCAGCCCAGGTGACCCGGGAGCCGGGCGGGCAGACCGTGCCCGGTGGGCAGTAGACGGTGGTGGAGCTGACCTGTTCGGTGCCGGTGGCGTCCTGGGTTTGCACCCGCACCAGGCGGCGGGTCTGCTCCACCACGCACGGCGTCACGTCGGCCGGGTCGGCGAACACGTCGCCGTAGGCGCCGGATCCCTCGTACGCCTGCACGCTGACCGTGGCCGGGGGGGGGATGTGAACGGCGACGAATTCAGTCCAGTCCATGCCAGGGCTCCTGTGGTCCGTGCCCGGTGAGTCCGGCGGCTTGGAGTGCCTGCCATGCCTGCGGCCACAGGCCGTTGATCTTGCTAGCTTGTTGGCTGGATCCGCCGGCACCCTGCCCACCACGCACCACGCTGACCCTGCCGATGCTGAAGCTCGCGGTTGGGGGCATCGCGCCGGTGCCGGTCAGGTCACCGGCGGCGATCATCCCGGCGACCTGCTCACACGTGGCGTCGCGTAGGGCGGCGATCACGCCCGCGTCCGTCGGGCTCCCGTTCGTATCGGTGTCGTAGGTGGCGGTGAGTAGCGCCCGGTCGACGTCCCGCGAGGCGCGGGTGAGCAGCAGCGCGGCGGACGCACCGGCCGGCACCGTCACCGGGTAGGCGGTCAACTCTGCCTCGGTTGCGTGCGCCACGCTGCTGCCCTCCTCACTCGGGGCCCGGCCCGTACTGCTCGCGCAGCTCGTCGCGCTTCATGCCGGCGACCTGCGCCGGGTCCGCCCCCCGCTGCTCGACGGCGTACGTGCGCCACTGCTCGGCGGAAGCGTTCCCGGCCGGCGTCTCGGTGAGTGCCTGGGCCTTCGAAGCGGCCTCGACGCCTCCGGGCTCGTTGACGTGCTTCGGCGCCCGCGTGTGATAGCGGCGGAGCATCCCTACACCCATCAGGACGCCGACGTCGTGATGACCACGACGCCCTTGTCGTTGAGGCGCTTCACCGCGTAGTGGAGGTTCGTGGCCACCACGTTGGAGCGCTTCAGGATGTCCCGGTCCTGCTCGACGATCGGCCGGCGCTTCCACAGCACGCCGAGCGAGTTGCGTTTGACGATCAGCGAGGTTCGGGCGGCGAGCCGGTCAGTGACGTAGACCGGCATGCCGCCGATTTGGCCGAGGAAGCCGCGCAGCACGATGTTGTTGCCGCTCTGCGCCTGGGAGGCCGAGATGAACTGGTCGTCCTTGTGAAGGGCGGAGATGGCGTCCGAGCGGACGAACATGCCCCACACGTCGGCCAGGTCGAAGTCGTCGCCGAACTGGGCGATCGAGTCGACGATGTGATCCCAGGTCAGGACCGTGTTGCCGGTGGTGAGGGTGTTGGTCAGCGGCGCCGAGTCCCCGACGATGCTGCCGTCCGGGCGGGTGACACCGTTGGACACTGTCGCGGTGGCCGCGGCGATGAGGTCAGCGTCGACCTTGCGGGCGGCGAGGACACCGAACTGCCGGATCGCCTCGCCCTGCGGGTCACCGAGGCCGGTCAACATGGCATTGTCGGTGATCTCGACCGCCTTGCCGGCCTCCTTGATGGTGGCCTTGGTCGCTGACTGGGTCAGCGCTTCGGTGGTCATGGCGACGCCTTCGGTGAGGTCGTCCAGCTCGCCGAGCGCATCCCACTTTGGGAAGTCGACGGTGTTGCCCGGGTTGCCGACGAGGGTGTCGTCGGATAGGGCGGCGTTGGCGACGACGACCTTGCCGGTGAACTCGGCCTGGGCCATGTCCTCCCAGACTTCCGGGGAGTACAGCTTGGTGGAGTCGGTGAGTGCCACGGTGGGGCTCCTGGATCAGTGAGGCGGGCTACCGGCCCGCGAGCTTGCGGTACGTGGTGGGGTCCCGCTGGAACAGCTCCTGCCTCTGAGCGACGCTCATCCGCTTGAACTGCTCCGGGGTGACGGCATCTCCACCGGGCCCGCCGGTGAACTCGCCTCCGCTGCGCGCGGGCGCCTGGCCTGCCTCGCGGTACTGGGGGCTCTCGTCGATCGCCTTCTTCATCGCGTCGCGGAGCTTCGCGGCGAAGTCGTCGGCGGTCGGGTCGAGCTTGTGCGCACGCTTCATGAAGGAGCGGCTGTCGGTGAGCGCCTGAGGGTTCGCGCCGGCGTTTTTGGCGTTCTTCCAGATGGCCAGCTCGATGGTGACATCACGGTTGGCGTCGGCCAGCTTGGTGACCTGCTGGGTGAGCTGCGCCGGGTCGGCCTGCTTCCCGTCGGCCGCCTTCGGGTCGAGAACGGCGAGCAGCTTCTGCGCCAGGTCCTGGCGGGCCTGCTCGGCGGCTTCGGTGGCGGCTTGCGCCTTGGCCTCGGTGCGGGCCTTGGCCTCGCCCTGGCGGGCGTCGCGGAGGACCTTCTGCGCCCATGAGGGCAGGTCTTCCACCCGCTCGCCGTTCGGCTCCTGGCCGGCCGGCTGGGCGGGCTGCTGCTGGTCGGTGGTGGCCGGCTGCTGCTCGGTGCCAGTCTGGGTGCCCTCGGGGGTCGCGGTGGCGGTTTCCACGGTGGGTGTCTCCTGGGTGTCGACGGTCGGCGCCCGGCCGGCCGTGCGGTCGACCGCTGCGCCAGGCAGCGGGGTCTATCGGGGCCGGTTGCCCGCGCCGATCTGCTCCCGATACGGGAGCCGCTTCAGCTCGGGGTGCTTGGCAAGGTGGTCGCGTATGGTGGCCTGCCAATGGCGGACCTTCGCCGACGCGGTCGCCTTGCCGGCGTCATCGAGCGCGCCCGCCTCGCGTTCCTTCCAGCGGCGGATCTGCCGCTCGATGGCCCGCTGCCGGTCCTTCGCCTCGTAGCCCTTCGGGTTGGCCAGCCTGCCGGTGGGCCGCGTCACCCCGGGCAGGTACGCGCGCAGGCTGTGCGTGCAGTTCGGGTGCATCAGCCCGTCGGCGCGCGCCTCGTCGACGCTGCCAGCGATGCCCACGCTGACGGTGCCGAAGCCGACCATGCTGGCCAGCTCAACCCGGCCGCGCTGCCGCCCGGAGATGGACAGCACCTTGCCCTCCCACGGCCGGCAGAGCGGGCACTCGCGGGGGCTGTTGGACACGATGACCAGGTCCAGGCCCATCGACTGGAGCCGGTCGGTTTGGCCTTGGACGGCGGCGCGTTGGGTGACGGTGCGGACGGCCATCTCGGCGTATGAGGAGAGCCGCCACATCCGCCCGCGCGAGTCGGTGAAGCTGGCCACGCCCTGGTCTATGAACCTCTGGTAGGCGAACTGCGATGCCTGTCGGCGGGTTTGCCCGCCCGCCACCGACACGGCGGTGGCCTGCTGGACGACCGTCCGGTACACGTCGAGGACGTGCCGCAGCACGTTGGAGTGCCGCTGCCCCACGTCGTCGAGCAGCGCGGCGGCGAGGTTCTCCACCACGGCGGCGCGGATGCCCTGCTCGGCGGCCAGCCCTGCCGCCCGGACGGCGTCCGGGTCGCGGGGCAGAAGTGCCGCCGGCAGGCCGGTGGTCGCTGCGGCCCGTCCGGAGCGGTACGCGCGGGCGAGCGCCTCGCGGATCTGCTCCGATCCGTCCGCCTCGACCACGGCGAGGATCCGCTCGATGGTGCGCCGTAGCGTGCCGAGCGCCCCTAGCCGTGTGGCGGTCCAGTCGGAGGCGTCCATGCCGGCGGCCAGCCTGCGGGTGACCTCGCGGAGTATGGCCTGCTCGGCGGCCCGGTACAGGCCGACGGTGTTGCGGGCGATGGCGTCGATCTGGTCGCCGGTGAGGGCCATGGGCTACTCCTGGATCGGCGGCCCGTCGCCCTGGTGGCCGGGGTCGGCGGGTGGCGGCTCGTTGCCGGCGAGCGCGCCGAGGCTGCTGCCGACGTCCACGACCGGTGGGGCGTCGCCGTTGATCCGGTCCACCTCCTCGCGGATCGCCGTTTCCTCCCAGTCCGGGTGCAGCGCCTTCACCTTCAGGTACGTCGAGATCGCGCCTGCGGCATCCAGCAACTGGAGCGTCCGGGCCTGAGACTCCGGGTCCTGGGAGACAGTGCTCCCAAAGTCGATCTCGGGGGTTTCGACGGCCACACCTGAGTTAAAGAGCACCGCGTCCACGGCGAGGAGCGTCTCGGTGATCTCCTGCAATCGCGGTTTGACGTGCAGCAGCTTCGCGTCGCGGCCGATGAACGACTCCCGCTCCCTGGCGGTGACCTCGGTGGCGGTGACGGCCGGCCCGCCGGCCATGCCGAAGGACTGCGCCGAGTAGCCGGTCGTTTCCACGATCATGCGGGCCTGCTCGGCGGCCATCCGGAGGTGCTCCTCGACCCGGATGAGCGGCTGGATCAGCTCGATGTTCAACCCGGAGCTGTCGTCGGCCATCGTCTTGATAGGGGTGAACAGCTCCCGCGCCGTGTCGAACGTCGCGCCGTTTCCGGGCCCGAGCGAGGTGAGGTACTCCTCGGGCACAACCAGTCGGGCGCGGGCGAGACGCAGGTCCCGCATCAGGGATGTCCACGTTTCGTCGAGGGCGTCGAAGAAGCCCTCAACACCGTCGTAGTCGGAGCGGCCCAGGTTGACCGCCGCCGGCAGGTCGGCCCAGATCCGCGACGGGGTGATGTTCGGGATGTAGACGGCGGTGAGCCTGTCGGTCAGGCCAGTGTCGATCTGCCCGGTGGGGGCGACGTCAGCCAGCCACGCCACGTCTGGGTGGGCGCCGAAGTCCACCTGTCGACCGAGACGGTCCGGGGTGCCCTCGTACAGGCCGTGGAGGATCGCGCCGAGCTCGTGCCGCTCCAGGTGCCGCAGCACCCGGTTCCCGTCGTCCTCCAGGACTCGCCAGAAGGTGACCGCCCAGAGGGTGTCCCACCGCCACTCGGGCACCGCCGCGGTGGCATCGACCCGGGACAGCCACGGCCGGGGCCGGATGCTCTTATCCCAGACGACGCGCAAGTAGACGCCGCCCTTCGCGGCGCCCGTCTCCGTAGCGGCGAGGAGTGTGGCATGGGCGCCGTCGTCGACCAGTTCGTCCAGCCGCTTCTGGGTGGCCGCGTTCTTGGCCTTCAGGGTGGGGGGCTCGCTGAAGAGCAGCCGCGCCGACGTCTGGGCGATGTCGGAGGGCAGCGGCACATGAAGCTTGGCGCGCTGCTCCCCGTCCGAAGTGGGCTCGCCCCAGAAGGTGCGGGCGATCCAGCCGACGAGCCCGCCCCGGTACTGGCTGGGCCGGTTCGGGGGACGGCTCATGTCGGTGCCCTGGTAGACGCGGGTGAGCCGGGCGGTTTCACCCGAGTACCAGGCCGTCCACTCGTCGAGCTTGCTGTAGACCGGGGCCAGTGACTTCGGCGGCCACGCCATGTCGGAGGAGGTGGGCAGTGGCACGGCGGGTGCCCCCTCTCAGGCAGCGTTGTCGGGGCGGAGGTGGTGCCACCAGATCGCCCGGGTGGTGTGGATGGCGTACCGGGTGGCGTCGATCGAGTGGTCGTCTGCCTTGACCGGCTCGTCGCGGCCCCGCTCGGCGGCCTTGTCGTCCCAGGAGTATCCGGGAAGCTCGGCGAGGAGGCCGGTGCACGACCGGTGGATGCGCAGCCGGTCGCGGGCCAGCAGCGACGACATGGTGCGGATGCCCTCCACCACCTCGTTCTTGCCCGGCTTGTTCGGCAGGCCGTCCTTGGCGAGCTGGACGCGGAAGTCGGCGGCGGCCGGGTCGACGAGCACGTACTCGGGGGAGACGCCCCTGTCCCCGCCGGGTAGGTCGATGCCGGACAGCCATGACCGGACGGCCTGTGAGTACTCGTACGGGGACATCTGCCGGCGGGCGGTCTTCGAGTCGTGCCGCCATTCCCGGGCCACGTACAGCCGGCCATCGACGCCGAAGCCGACCAGGACAGCGGCGAACGCGTTGGTGGTGCCGTAGTCGATGCCGACGGCGAGCCAGCGGGTGATGGCGGGCAGGTCGGCGATGACGTGCTTGTCCTCGTCGAACATGTCGAACACGGCGCCTTCGGCCTGTACCCACGCCCCGGTGATAAACCGCTTGTACCAGAGGCCGACGTACTCGCTCTTGAGGTCACGGACGTACCGCGGGTCGAGGTGCGGGTTGTCATCGAGCGTGGAGTGCCAGGTCCGCAGGTTCAGCTCACCGGCCCGCAGGAGGTACTTCTTGCGCAGCCAGTGGTTCGGCGCGTCGGGGTTGGTTGTCCCGAACAGTTGGGCATCGCGCACGCTGAGTCGGGCCAGGACCTGGGTGAAGAACGCCTCGGGGATCGTCGTGAGTTCGTCACCGTAGGCCAGGCACAACGTCATGCCGCGGACTTTCGGCTCCGCCTTGGAGTCGTTCGCGCCTAGGACGTCGACTTCGCGACCGAGGATCGTGCCGGTTGCCGCGCCCGGGTTGTACTTGACCAGGCGGGCGAGCGGCCCGAACAGGAGCGGATCCGTGAGTACCGCGAAGACGTTGCGGTTGACGGATTCGCGGGTTTTGCCGAACAGCAGTACCCGGCCGGAGTTGGGCGCGGTCGCGATGGCCAGGAGGAGCCGCAGTAGCGACGCGACGGTTTTACCGGACCGGACGCTGCCCTGCCAGATGTTGAGGCGGGCTGTGGACTCCACCACGGAACGGAGGTGGATCGGCGACAGGGTACGCCCGACCGCGTCGAGGTCAACCGCCATCGAAACCGGCGTGGTTGAGCTGGTCGTAGGCTGCGCCGAGTCCGGCAGCGAGGGCACCGAGCATGCTCTTCGCGGCATCGACGCCGGGGTCGGCGTCGTAGTCGTCGAG